TAATTAGATTCATGAGGTCTGATGTTGATCCAACATACAATGCATTTGTAACATTCTGTGGTGCAGATGTATTATTATCTTCTTTGAGTTTCTTTACACTCTTTTGAAGCTCCAACAGATCCTTATTCGCATCCACAATTGTTTTCATCATAGTAGATAAAACTTCGTATGCTCTTGGTGATTCAGAAGTGGAAGCGATAGAGGCAAGGTCAGCGATTGATTGTTGTGCGCTATCAATAATCTCTTTAAGATTCTCTCTTGCATATTTGTAATCATCATCAACGTCATTATCTGTAGATGGCGTTTCATTCATTACAGTAACACGAGATTCTTCTATTGCCTCTGCCATTGGTTTGGTGTCAGTGGGCAAATCAAAGATTGCTTCCATATTCTTCTCAAGATTCGTCTTCATTTACCCTGTCCACGATACCTCTTAAAAGATGCTCTCTTGCGTTTATTCTTTGGACGAGATTGTGCGCTGTTGCCAATGCTTGTTCGATGTTTATGAACAACTTTAAATTCAACTTTTGATACCATTTTTGCCATTATGAATTCTCTATACTAAATGTGTCAGTGTTAATATCAGTTGTGAATCCATAATCGGAGTTAGCACTAATAGCACTTGTCTCAACTGATAGCGAAGCGTTTGCAGATGGTGACGTAAGAGGTGCGCCATTTGCAAACTGTGATGGAGTTACTGTAAGTCTTTCAATTTGTGCTGAATCAGCAGGAACATCCCCAAAGAAGTTTGTAACAGACCTTTTGATAACACCTTGATTTGCAACTGGACCGTATATATATGCTTTCATACTGAAGTTAAGACTATATATCAAAGCACGGCGAGTGTCAAAATCACCTTCATATGTATCTTCAATTGAAACATCTTGAAGAACAACAGGTGTATCAACAACAACATTCATCTCTGGAATCAAACGAATATTTGTTGTAAACTCTGGGCGAAAGTATGGAAGTATCTGTTCAAGTATCTGTGCACCGTCATCAGCATTCGATACAAAGATTGATAATAAAATATTAATATCATATGGTACAGGCACATACTGTGTTTTTAAACGGTCATTATCATCAGACTTGAGAGTTACATTTTTAATAGTGGATGATAGTTTCCTTGTCGGAGCATATGTCATGCCTGTAATTTCAAACCCCATACGAGGTAATGTAATCGCTACCGCCTGTTCAAAGTTTGGATCTTGACGGAGACGGACCAAAAATTTTTCTTTAGGACCATATGCTAACGGAACTGCGATAGATTGGATACGCTCACCAGCAGTGTTCAGTCTCGCAATAACAATGCCATTGAACAAATTGCCAAAACCGATTATATATTTCCGTATTGTACCGTGATAATATTGTTGAAACATTAATATCGGTCCACTTCACCAAAAGGATTTTTTTCACTAAAGTCAATTACAGAACTTGGACTAAAGATTGGATCGTTGCTTTGGAAATAAGAGTTGTTTGCAGTCGGTTGATTGTCTTCAATCCTATATTCTTGCATGATAGAACCACCATCTTCATTCAATAGTTTTTCATCATCTTCAAGCAACATCTCATATGCGAGTATGTCCGTAGTATAGTTATCTTCAATACTATCTATATCAGATATACCAGTGTCAATTTGCTCACTACTATATTCGAATAACTCACAACGAATATCATATGTCTGAAGTCGACCAGTCTGATAGAATACTTGCTCGTGCTCAACAAACTTTATTTCAAAAAGTTTTTTTACAAGAGGGAAATAAATCAAGTCGCCTTCTGTTGGTCGATTTGTAGTGATAGAATATCCCTCTAACCCACCTTCTTCAAGTTGAATAGAATCACCAGCATATGCAGTTGAAAGATATTGACGAGAAGGAGCATTTGTATCTGCATCTTCTGTAAGAATATTGTATCCAACTTCAGTAGTAAGTTTTTCCGATTTTGCTTGGTCGAATCTTTTACGAGCCACTGTCAATGTAATCTGGTCACGTATTTCAAGATTGAACTTCGATAAGAAATCGCCTTCGCCTTCAAACCCTTCAACATTCTTAATGTACATCTCAAGGTCAACAGCATCATCAAATTTACGAAGCGTATCTTCACCAAACAATGGATCTTCACGCACGAATACGCTCGGAATATACTTGACATTATATCCGTAAATCTTGATTGCTTCCAAACAAAGGTCTTCAACGAGGTCTTGTTCACGACCATAATTGAAGTTGTTGAAGTATGCGTTGAGCATTATAATACCTTATTTTTTCTATTTCTCTCGGCAAGATCAGGACGTTTTCGACCCTTATTCCCATGCTCTTTATATTTATAATTTTCCACATCATCAGTATATCGCCATTCTTTCCATTTGTATTTTTTATTATGAAGTCGATAACTTATAGTTCCAATTTTTATATTTAATTCTTCAGCCGCATCAGATTTTAATTCATAATATTTTCCATTAATGAAAAACGGTCTATATGTTCCTCGTTTTTTTAATAAAACTATTCTTTCTTGTCGAGACATAACAACACCATATCTTGGATTGCCATTTCCTGAATATTGTTCAGACCTTTTCATTTTATCATCATTACACCACAATTTCCCAGTATTTGCGTCAGATATTTTTTTACTATGTTCGATTGATCTTGGAGGTAATGTGTATCCACCTTTATTCATAAAAGTTTTACCGCCATCATGACAATTAAAAAATCTATCATCATCAACCATACCACAACGACGAATTGCAGTATGTTCCCAAATTCTTGCTTTTTCTTTAGTTTGGAATGTTTTTCTTATTTGAATAATATCAGGTTCACCATATTCTTTTCGGAAATGGTCTACTCTTTTTGATGATGTGAAATATGAAACCCAAAAATCGTCTGGATGACAACCTTTACCATAGCGAACACCATAATAGTATTTCTGGTGTTTGGACCATCCAATAAGATATGTATATGGGGTATAAATAGACATGCTGATGCTCCTTGAAAGCGTTAGAGTGGTTGGGGACTGGTACTCCCGTGAACCACATTTTATCTATAAAAATGGTACTTTTAACCTGTCATGTCATTGACGGGCAGACTGTAACTCACTATCATTTCTTCTTCGAGTTTTTGAATCTCTGCTTCAGCATCGTCATAAATCTTTGCACCATTGAACGTCAAACCACCAGGGAGTTGTACACCTTCAAATTTAGTAAGATTGCTTCCCCACTGACGTTTAATCAATGCTGTTGCATATCTTGCTAACCAACGATCACCCCATACATCAGAATATGTATTAGGATCTGTAATCGAATAACAGTCAACAACAATATACTCACCAACAAGAACATCAGTTCCCCATGACATATCGATATGAAGTTTATTAACATGACGATTATAACGTAGTGGCTTCTTACCAACAAATAGTTCTTCTAAGAAAGAAACATGCTGCATTGCCATTACGTATGTTACATATGAACTTGATGATAGATCAAATAGATCATTGAGATGAATCTGATATCGAACGCTAAAGAAGTTCGATGAGTTCATTGATTGACCAATAGGAACAACGGTATTCACACCAATAATATTCTGTGGTAATGTGATATATCCGTTATCAATATCGGTTTGTGTTACAACGTGTTTATACAGAATTCTTTCACAACCATCGAAGTGATAATCCTGATAGTAGATGAGTGCTTCGTCAATACGGTCTTCTACCTGTTCATCATCGACGTTAATATCGATTACAGGATCGCCGAGTCTACGAAGGCAATATGCTTTGAACTCTGCACGAGTAGATGGGACTGCCATGTGTATACTCCAGTCATTTTTTATTATTTATAATGACTAGAGTTTTATCTTGCTCTCGCGTATTTGAAGGGAGCTTCAGCAATGTGAATCGTCACGTAAGAGCCACCACTTGCGTTACCATTACCCTGTATGCTCCGTTCTTTACGTCCATTTGAAAGTATATCAAAGTCACCATAGAAACTTTCCGCTGCATTGGACGTTAAACTAAGAAGTTCAGGGTTGGGTTTGTTGTAGGGAGTAGACGCGGCGTTCCACCAATTCCAGTCATACCCGGAAGCAGCGTCAATACGATGGTTGATACTAAGCGCTGGGCGGAAATCCAAAGGATCAAATGGACCATCGGTCGACCCGTTTCCAACGTATAATCCTAACTCAACAAATCCCGCAGTTTCTGGGATAACCAAATAATCCCGCGTTCCTGTTGCTTCCCCTGTGTCTATGTCAAAGGTGTTGGTCGTCACATTTTTAATTGCGACATCTACGGTTTCACCAACACTATTGTTAAACACGGTCAGTTTCCCCGCCGTGTATTCTGGATGGTACGAAATAATGTCGCCGCCATTAGTACGGTCAAACAACAGAATAAACACTCGCGCATTACCCGCATTGTGCGTTACAGTCGTATCGGCACCATTTGTATGCGCCACACTTCCCGTTTTAAAATACGTGTCGCAGTTAAATTCCGCTCCCATAAAAGCGTCACCACCAGATAGTGTCGGAAACGCGACACTGGTGCTTGAACTAAGCGCCACGCTATAGGCGTTGCTGTTATCGTGGCTGAATTGCCAATACCAGTTTTCTATACTATCTCGGTTCTTATAGACGCGAACATAATTTGTTGCGTTCGTCTCTGCGGCAAGTGTCGCGACAATGTTTGTCTCTGTATCGGTTACGACCGCAAACTGGGCGCTCGGATCAATGATCGCCAAGGCTGGTAGGTGCGCGGTGCAGAGGGGTTTGAAGCCGGTCGTTGGCGTCCCCGCGAACGCACTCGCACCAAAGTTCCAAGTCGCTGTTCCGAAGTGTCGCGACTGGAACGCGAAAAAGATATTACGGCTATCAAAGGTGTTTGTGAACGTCCCCTGACTTACCCCATTCTTGAAAAATTCGATAGACGTGGGAACAGCCGTGCAATCCACTTCAATGCGGATCACATCCCCGGTCGTGTACGATGCACCATAGGCGGATGATGATCCGTCTATGTCCTTATTTCCACCTGAATTATAAACGGCATAATCCGCGCTGGAGTCCGTTTCAATAACCAACCCCTCGCCACAAAGTCCGGGGTTAAGAGACGCAGATGCTACGTCATTGTCCCATGTAATTTCGGCAACCCATTTACCGCCACCAAGTGTGTCTATCGGGATAGTGCCAGGAAGCCACCAATATGCTGCACCCGGATCACTTGCCGAAACAATTTTGGTATTCGCTTCTGATATTGTCCATGTGCTTGCTACACGCTCAACAAGAGTATTCAACACACAGTAATTCCCAATATTACGCACCACATGGTTCGTCGGGGAGTCGAGCAGTTGGTCTGTCGTATTTAAACCTACAGCACCGAAATCGTTTGGAGTATTAATATGTGGTCGTGCCATTATCGTGCTCTCGACTCTTTAAATGGATAGTCAGCCCAGGCAATACCGATGTAGGTAGCACTAGAACCGTTTGTGGACGTGCCCGTGGTTACAGGCTTGAACCCATTCGAGAAAAATTGAATAGAGTGAGTTGTAGATTCTGCGGAAGCGGTACTAGGTTGCAAGCGTGAGGGTAATGTGCCAGAGGGAGTAATATTGTAGGGCATTCGACCAGAGTCGTGCATTTCCCAATCTTGCCCCGCAGCACTTGATTGCTTCAATATCACAGCATTTGGACGGAAATCGAGCGGGATGAATGTACCATCAGCATCACCGTTGCCAAAGTAGGAAAAGACTTTACAGTAGCCGGGGACGGAGTGAAAACAGTAAGCAATATACGCTTGGTTCAACGTATTAACATCGGCTCCCGTACCTACAGAAAAGAGTGATGTCGTGGGAGCCGTGCTTTGCCAATAGAGCGCATTAACAGCAAAGGCGTTATTCAAATTAAGCTGACCGCCGCCTCCCCAACCATAAGCCTCATGACCTACTGCCCAGTTATCTGTACCAGTGTCAGTATTCTTGACGATAATGAATTCCGGCGCTTGACTCAAGCCGTGTCCAATTGTCGCGTTTGCACCTGTCCCTGTATAAGAAACGATTGAAAACCCCGCCGTTTGATTGGCGCTCACTGTCGACGTAATGCTGCCGTCCATGTTACTGGAACCAGCGCCGCCAGCCTTGAAGCACCATGCGACATAACTTTCTGCTGCTGTATTTACTTCATCAGTTGTACCCAATGTAAATCCACCAGAAACAAATGATTTTAAGTTTTCCGTTTGTGTATTAGCAGCTACTGTTGTATTTGTGTGTAATGCGTTATTAGGTCCACGTAACACATCATATAACTGATGTTTATCAGCAGCATCTCTATTCTTAATCCAAACCAGATCAGGCGTCCAGGCAGTTCCTGTACTATCATAACATTCACGAACTGATGTTTGCCCAGCATTTCCTTCATATAAAGAAGTAACGAAATACTTTGTTGGATCGGCGATTGTTGGTGCTGGAAGGTTCGCGGTGGAGATTGCTTTGAAGCCGGCCGGCGCGGTGTAATTCCAATTCGCTTCATCAATAATTTCTAAGAAGTCGTTAGGAAAGGTATTGTTAGCGTTCCGGTGGGCAATCAGAGTAACCTCGCCAAGCGCTGAAAGTAGATCGGTAAATGCCGCGTTTGTAGTCGTTCCGGCTTCTATTTCGCTCCGCGTTGCGCTGTTTTGTATCGTGTCGTCCACACCGAACCAGATAGCCCCGTTGTCCATATCTAAGAAAATCTGTACTCGGACTGTAGACGGTGAACCTGTAAAGGCGCTGCCGTACGCAGTGTTAACACTTGAAACCTTAGTGCCATCAAAACTTGAATATCCACGAACGTAAGTATCAGTAGTGCTCCCACCAGTTAAGTAAGTTGAAGCAATAAGGTTAGGGTTGCATACACCAATGATTTGCCCCGATCCGCCCGTCGAGGCTTGGGTGTATTCTAACTCTATGTAATATTTTCCACTCGTAACAAGGAAGTTTCCGAGCGTCCCACTATCTGCGTCGTATTCTGCTTTTTTATTGCCAAGCGTGTAACCAACAAAGTTCGGACCTTCGAAAACATTAGGGTTCCAGCGCTCAAGGTTGCCGTACCCGTTTGCCGCTGAGTTGGTCGGGCTGTCTAACAGTTGGTCGGTGGTAGTTAATCCGGAAGCGGCCCATGAAACCCCATCGTAGGCTTGTGTCGGGACAGTGAAATTACTGGTCCATATGGCTGTGCCCTTGACGAAAAGGATTTCATCCATCCAGCCAGCCCAAGTGCCAAGGTGGCCGTCCGTTCCTGCAATTTGCAGGACAGCCGTTCCATCATAATAGGTCGCGGAAGCAGATACCGCCGTCCCTAACTCCACCCCGTCAACGAAGAGATAATGGTTCGTGCCCGAACGGACAACGGCGACATGATACCAAGTGTCAGCGACGGGTGCCCAGGGTTCCGCACGGACCCAGTTCCGAGTCCCGGTGGTCCCGTCCGTTGAGTAGACAAAAACTAATGCCGCCTGACCAGCGCCCGATTGTGACCCGTCGTGTTCGTAGCCAAACTCGTAAGACCTATTATTGCCGATTATGTCCCATTTAGCGATGAACGAAGCGTTGCCAACCGTACCGTTCCATCGAACCCAAGCTGCCAGTGTGAAGGCACCGGAACCGAGTTCAAAGTCTGCGTGATCGGCTAAAGTGAGGTAGTCTCCTGTGCCGTCAAAGTAGATCGCCGTAGTTCCAAATTTTGCTTGGTCGGTGTCGTGCTGGACATCCCCATTCGCCGTGATCGTCTTTCCCTTCGCGCTATCCGTGAACGTCGTCGAGGCGTCTGTTGTATTGGAATGGATGAGCAGCGTCGTATTCGGGTCAGCCGCCAGGGTCCAGCGAGCATCCTTGCCGAAATCCGCACTGTCCGCGAAGTCGAACCAGAAGCCGTTGGTGCCGAAGGTAAGACCGCTCGGGTCTATCGGATTCCAGTTCCCGTTCGCGTCAAATCTCCCAAAAGAACTAGGTGTCCGCGCAATCCCATCGAAAATAAGTAATTCGGCAACGCCTCCATCGAAATAGCCATATGTCTGAATATACCCGATTTCAACGAGTTGGGTTGTCCCAAAATCCTGCGTTTCATTAAGCGCAGGCCATGTCGCAGAGTTCGTCGATGTGATTTGTTGGCCGTTAAGCCAGAGTTTTACGCGATCAGTATTAGTTGCTTCTGTCGTGTCTATCGTGACGGCAATATGTATCCATGCACCCGGATCACGTAGCTTTGGCGACCATGTAACATCCCAGGTCGTCGCGCCGCCTTCGACGAGGCTTGCGCGAGGATTTCCATCATAAATCTCGACGCGAGTGTAATTGTTGCCGTCTGTACCCCATGTCACTAGACCGCGATCCGTCGCTGCGGTCAGGTCGCCTAGCTTAACCCATGCCCCAATGCTACATATTTTATCACTATCCCCCGTCGTCCCTGGCGTCCTGTATAGTCTTGAGGCACCATCAAACAGCAGCGATTGTCCAATCTTATAAGTATTTACTGGTGCTGTATATTCTGTTTTTGATTTGTAATCATCGCCAAATGTTGTCGAATTGGTAAATGGTAGATAAAAACCGTTGGTGCCAAACGTCAGACCAGAAACATCTATCGGATTCCAGTTCCCGTTCGCGTTAAATTCCCCAAAAGAACTAGGCGTTAGTACCTGTCCATCAATGAAGATCGCTTCCGCGATAAGCCCATCCCAATACTGTGATGGTCCATTTTGCGATCCTATCCACATTGGAACCGATGCTTGATTAAGTTTGCTGTCTGTACTCGCTGGTGGATGCGTTTCTGTGGAAAACGCAGTTATCTGTACGCCATTCAAATACAGGGCCATCGCCCCGGTATTCCCATCCCAAGACCCGACAATATGATACCACGCGCCAGGATCACGAATTAGTTGCGTTGTTGTCAGTCGATAAACACCGCCGTCGCCAATAAAATCCAAAGCGTCGTTTTCTATTCTTATGCTATCTTCGTCTGTAGAGCCGCCGCCCGAAAACAGATTCGCATCCGTAAGCCCGAGATTTCCGCGCTTAAACCAGCAAGAGAACGTCCATAGACGCCGACTGCCCGCGCCGCTTGGGGTCCATGTCAGATATGCACTATCATCGTCATTAAACAGCAGCGATTGTTCAATTAAATACTGTTGATCACCAGAAGCACCAGCCATAACTCCTTGAGCAAAATTATAAAGAGACATTCAAGAAAAACTCCTTATGAAGTACCAAGCAGATCAATCGTGGCTACCGCATGAATTGTGTTTGATGTTTGAACTACGTAGTCTACTCTATCAACCTTACCAGCAACTGTTGACATTGTTGGTACAGTTGCACCAGCAAATCGCCAGTAAGATCCCCATGATGTCGTATACACACCATTTGCATTAACAAATAATGATCCTGCTTGACCAACACTAATACTTGTTGGATTCGCAATAGTAAGATTCGAGTTAGCAACCAATGTATAGTAGTTACTTGTATTTAATGCAATCGTTACTGTATTACCAGCAGTGCCCCATCGAACACCGAGGTCGTATACACTACCACTTTGAGCAGTAG